TAGCTGAGAATGCAGCAGTCTCAAGTAATTCTTATGGATATTTTGGTGGTGGAGTAACACCAACTTTAGTTAACACAATATCAAGACTTGATTTTTCAACAGAAAATGTAAGTCTCCCTGGAAACAATTTACCAACATCAACCCGTAGTTTAGCGGCAACCTCAAGTAGTTTTTATGGTTACTTTGGTGGTGGATTTACAACTGTTTATGTTAATACAGTATCAAGACTTGATTTTTCAAATGAAACTGTAAGTCTCCCCACAAAAAATTTACCAGTAGCAAGAGGTTATTCGGCAGCACTCTCAAACTCAAACTAAATAAAATCACTTACATCATTCATTATGAAATCTGGAGCAACTGAAAGTTCTTTTTATTATCTCAATCAATATTATCAATTCCCAAATAATGTTGAAGTTTCAAGAAGTATAGAAGTTTTAGCAGAATCAAATAAGCAATATAAAATTCTCTGGGCACACGATAATTGTGACCAACCACAACTCTTAAGACTTCCAGAACTTGTATCGCAGATTGATAAGATTGTCTGTGTATCAAACTGGGAAGCAGAACAATATATCAAATATAACAGAGCACCAGCAGATAAGATTGTAGTCATTCCAAATGGTGTTGCGGATATTTTTAATCTTAAAACACCAAAATCAAAGACTGCGATTTTCTTTTCCGGACCTCATAAAGGTATTACACCACTTCCAAAAATTTGGAAGCAGGTGATTAAAAATCATCCAGATGCAAAGTTAAAAGTATTTTCTTCTCATAATCTTTATGGAGAACAATACGAACAACACTTTAAAATTCCAGAACACTTAGAAGCAATTGAAGAATTAAAGTCTCTTCCTGGTGTAGAATACTCTCCTTGTATTGATCGTGAAGCACTGTTACCTCATATTCAGGATGCTGCGTTCTTTGTGCATCCTAACGTCTGGGAGGAGACCTTCTGCGTGTCTCTAGCAGAGGCAATGGTTTGTGGATGCTATCCAATTACAAGTGATATAGGGGCACTCAGAGAGGTCTCATTCAATCGTGGTAAGTATATTCCAATGACTGGGAAAAATACTTCTGTGGGTTGGGATCCATCACCCAAGTTTATCAACGAGTTTGCACAAGAACTTTCAAGATGTTTTGATTTCTTTGATAAAGAACCAGAAGCCTTTTATGCTGCGACAAAAGAACTTTCACAAATCACAAAGGAAACTTATGATTGGAAGAAAATCGCAGGTGCTTGGGAAAAACTCATACAAAATATTCAAGGTTCAGAATCACAAAGACCGAAATATTATTGTATGGTGAATATGAAGTGCTCTGAAAAATATACTCATCTTGCTTTGGATACATTCTTTAAGAATAGTATTTTCAATTCAAATGATAAGTTTTTCTTAATTGATAATGATAAAACATTTAAAAAAGATTATGAGAATGTAACAATCATTTCAAACTCATCACCAAAATCTTTTGCTGTGAATATGAATTTTATTCTGAAGCAAGCAATTATGGATGGTGCTGATTTTGTTGGATTGAATAATGATATTTCCTTTACAAAAAACTGGAATCAAAATCTTGAAGATTCTAATTCAATTTCAGTTCCTTTGTGCAATCAACATCTGCAAGTTGGTGGTCTAAAATCAGAAATGGAACTTGAAGAAGTTGTAGGTAAAGAAGAGCAACTCAATGAACTTGCTTATCATATTACAACAAATCAACAAGATATTCCTCAAAATTTAATCAAAGCATTCTATTGCTTTTATGTTCCTTATGAAATCAGTTCGAAGGTTGGGTTATTGGACGAAGAGTTTGGATTAGGTGGTGGAGAAGATATTGATTATGCTTTAAGAGCAGAACAACTTGGAATTGAAACAAAGTTTAATCTCAAGTCTTTTCTTTTGCACTTCTCTCATAGAACATTAGATCACGAAACCACAGAAGAAAAGGATAGAAGAACAGAACAGTTGTATCTACACTTTTGTAAGAAGTGGGGAAAAGAAGTTGCAAATCAAAGATTATCACTTGCAGTAACTCAAAGATACTCGTCATAAATAGAAATACAATATTAAAATAATTGGATAATTATGTCTAACAATTATGAATCAATTGCACTTGCGACTTCAAAAGAAGTTTTAGGTGATGATAATGAGTTTATGTTGAAGGTTCTTCAAGAGGCAACTCGTTGGGAAGAAAGTGAAACGGAACTTGCACAAGGTCGTTCAGATTTTCAGATTGAAAAGTTCATCATTCACGATAACTTTACAATCCCATCAGCATTTAAAGCAGCACTCATTAATCGTAGAAGTGTAGCAGAAGGTCTTCTACAGCAAGTGATTGATGCAAAGAGATCGGCAAGAGAATTTTACTATAAGTGGGACGGAAAGGATAAGACGCAACCAATCTGGTGGAAAACACGACAAGGTGGAGAAGAACTCACTTGGTATGATATTGATGAGTTTCATTTTCATCGTATGCTTGAAGGACTTAATCGTGGGTTCAAAGCATGTGTAGAAGAACTTGAGTGCTTTGATAAACTCATTAATCGTTTGATTGAATTGAATGGTGGTAAGTTAATTTCAAGAGAACAATATAACGAAGACCAACCAAACTACTGGGAACGCAGACTTGCAAATCAATCTCTGGATGATTTACTTGCTGCAAAAACTGGTGTGAATGCTGGTAATATTCGTTCTATGCGTCGTGCGAGTGCTCCTACAGTTCTTCCTGATGATGTAAATCGCACTAAGGGAACTTTCGGTGATCCAAATAATCCTATGGACTTCCTGAACAGTCTTCAGCAGGCAGTTGCTTCTGGTATTGAAGAGATTACAGGTATGGATCAACAACTTCTTCGTGCATCTGAACAGCAAGAACAAAAGCAAATTCCTCAGTCGTTATTTAATCCAGACCTTAAAGTAGAGTAATTTCAAATGCCTTTTGTAGGAGATGTTTTTGGTTTAAATGCTGTTTATGATCGTCAGGTCTTAAATATAGAACAACGTAATGTTTTAAACTGGCCAGAATATCCCACTTATGGTTATTTTGTTGGAGGAGCTTCTGTTAATTCTCCATCACAATCAAGCACAATTACAAGATTAGATCTTGCAACTAATGTAGGTTCTCTGCCGGGAAAAAATCTTCCAACAGCAAGAATTGATTTAGTATCAGTTTCAAATAATTTTTATGGATATATTGCTGGAGGAATTTTAAATACTTTAGTAAGACTTGATTTTGCAAATGAGACTTCAAGTATTCCTGGAAAGAATTTTACACAAAATTCAAGATCATCTCAGGCAGCAGTATCAAATCTTCTTTATGGATATTTTGGTGGTGGATATGCCCCTGGATTATCATCTATTATATCAAGACTTGAATTTTCAAGTGAAACTGTAAGTAATCCTAATATCAACTTCTCCCCAAGTAGAGCAAAATTTGCAGCAGTCTCAAGTAGTACTTATGGATATTTTGGTGGTGGATATACACCAACTCTCAGGTCTACAATCACAAGACTTGATTTTTCAACTGAAAATCTAAGTGCTCCTGGAAAAAATTTACCTACGGGAATAGGAGAACACGCAGGATTATCAAATATTTCTTATGGATATTTTGGTGGTGGAAATGGTGTTTGTACTATTAACAGACTTGATTTTTCAAATGAAACTGTAAGTGCTCCAGGAAAAAATTTACCATCAGTAAGAAGAGGACCACTTGTATTTTCGGATTCTCCGGCAACTGGTTCGTTGAATGGTTCTTATGGTTATTTCGGTGGTGGTGGTGTTCCTACTGGTAGTGGTATTACTGATATAATACAACAACTTGATTTTGCAACTGAAAACATAAACACTTCATCCGCAACATTAGGGCAACAAGTTAGAAATGGAGCAGCAGTTGCTAATTCTGGATCATCACTTAGAATCGTTTAGAACAAACTCTAAGACTTATGGATATTTTGGAGGTGGATATGCTCTTCCAGCAGGTAGGGTTAGTGCAATTACTAGACTTGATTTTTCAACAGAAAATCTAAGTGCTCCTGGGAAAAATTTACCAACAACAAGATCGCAATTATCAGCACTCTCAAACTCAAACTAAATAAAAATATCTATACTATTCTATTATGAATGATATTCTTGCGAATGTTTTAATTCAACCCAAAGTTGTAACAGGGGAAGGATTAAAGTTTTTGACAGATCATATGAGAAATTCTCATAAGGAACAGATGTCAGTCTTTGATGCTGAGAAGAGTGACGAAACGAGAGAAAGACAGTCTAAGATAGATTTAAATGCAAGAAATGTAAAGTGTGCAGATCTTCTTCCAGTCTTTCCGCAGGTCAAAGTTCTTCTTGATGATATTGTAAAAAATGTAATCAATCCTTTTTATGGATTTGAAGTCCGAGATAGTGAAGAACCTCAACTACTTTGCTATGAACCCGGAGGGCACTATAAACCTCACAATGATGCTGAAGGTTTATGGACAAATCCCGATGGAACGCAGGTATGGAAAAAGACAATTGATCGTGATGTATCAACAGTTCTTTTTCTAAATGATGATTTTGAAGGTGGATATTTTTCTTTTCCCGATTTAAGAATTAAGATTAAACCAGAACCAGGACTTCTTGTATGCTTCCCATCATCAAGGTGGTTCACGCATATGGTAGAACCTGTGACTTCTGGAAATCGTTATACTCTTGTAACTTGGATGAGGGTCAAAGGATTCAAAACAAAGGAAGATGTAGATAAGGAACTTGCCGATAAATATAACATAGAGGTTTATTAAAAATGACTCAACTCATCAAACACTATTACATTAATCGTGAAACGGGTGGATGGGCAACAGACACCCCATATGGTTTGATGATGCCTAATATTAAAGGACTGGAAATTAAACATTCTCTTTTTACTCAAGAAAGAGTTCCTTTCTTTTTATCGGAAGTCCCTGATTATTTTGAATATGAAGTGACTGTTTCACAAGAACAACTTACCGAGTATCAGAATAACTCAAACATTACAATTATAAGTTCTGTAGAAAAGCAAATTGAAGGTCCTGTTTTTGATCGTCCGAGTTTAGAATCAACTGGAGAAACAAGAACAGAAACCGTTTATGATGTGGTTTATAGGGAATCTTATATTCTTGAAGAGTCTGAAGGTCTTAAAATTTTAACACAACAGGAATGGGATTATGAAATTTCTACCTTTGATTCTCATAGAACAGAAGACAGATATGATATTCTCAGAGAAATTCGTGATAGAATATTAGAACTGACTGATTGGATGGTAATTAAAGATTTGGAACAAAGTGGATCTATAACTGCAGATTTCAAAACTTGGAGACAAACTCTTAGAGATCTTCCAAATTCTCAAACATTTCCAACAGGATTTCCAACTTTACCGACCGAACTTCAAAGTCATTCTGAAATTAATGCTTTGTATGCTAGCTTCAATGAGGTAAGATCGATCTCGATGATTCACGATCCATTAAGAAACTCATAACATTTTTGATTTTTATCATAAGCATATTCGGCACAAGGACCATTCTTTCTTACAAAGTGTAGAAATAACTGCATAAACCTATCGTTTTCATGAGTTCTTAGAGGACTTCTCCAGTGGGGTACATTCATTCCAAGATATGCTAAACCACAACCAACTGGAGTTACAACTGACTGTTTCTTACCTTCTAAGTCCTTAAGTTTAATTGGCCACGCAGCATCTCCGCAGATGTTCATCGTTACTGATATTTCACATGATGGACGATCTGTATGACAATTCATCCATCCCCTATTATGATAAGTTGTAGAAAACCAATAAGATGGTATGAGTTCTTCTCCTAAAAGTTCTTCTAAAACTGGTTGAATTCTTTTCATTACAAATGTACTTGATGGGGGTGCATAGCAAGTCAATACATTTCCTCTTTCTGGATCATAGTGAGTTTTCAATCCACCTAAATCGTGTATGGCACCCATTAAATTCTCATATTTGATTTTTATTGCTTCTTCTTTTGTAATAATATTGGGAATGTAATACCATCCTTTTTTTGCAAAATCACCCTTCATGTGCTAGAATACATACTAATACTTATGTATATTATAACATTGTTATATGAACTTTGTAAAACTTGCTCTTGATAATGGTGGAATTATAAAACCATTAATGATCCCTTCGGAAGATTTTATGGGTCCTTCTCTAACTAATCCATCAATATTGGTTGTGGATGGAAGTATTATAGTTAATATCCGAAATATAAATTATACTTTATATCATTCGGAGTTGGATAGGTTTGAACATATATGGGGACCTATGGTCTATATTCATCCAGAAAATGATATGCACCTTCGTACCTGGAATTATATTGTACAATTAGATGAAGATTTGAATGTTATTCATCATTCTAAAATTGATACTTCAAGATTTGATACATATGCACCACAATGGGAATTTGTCGGATTGGAAGATGGTCGTCTAGTACAGTGGAATGATAAGATATATCTTTGTGGAGTAAGAAGAGATTTAGATACGGTTGGAACTGGAAGAATGGAAATTTCAGAAATTGAATTTAATGATGATAAAGTTGTAGAAGTATCAAGATTTAGAATTCCCGGACCACCTCCGGATAATGAGTATTGTATGAAAAATTGTACTCCTATAGAAGACAAACCTTTTCATCTAATCAAGTGGACTAATCCTACTTGTATTATGAAGTTCAATCCAAATGGTGAAGAAACTCAGGTATTTGAAACTAATCAATATACTCCAGGATTTAATGATATGAGAGGTGGGTCTCAAATTATTAAATATAAAGATGGGTATTTAACTATTGTTCACGAAACGGAATTGTATAGTTCTGAATTGGGAAGAAAGAATGGCACATACAGACATAGATTTGTATATTGGGATAGTGAATTTAAATCTCAAAAATTTTCTAAACTATTCTCATTCTTAAATATGAAAGTAGAATTTTGTTGTGGTTTAGTAAAATATAATGATAGTTATTTGATTACTTTTGGTGCGGTAGATAATGCCGCTTATGTGTTAAAAATTTCGGAATCTTTCTTGGAGGACTTTATCAATGAATGAATTAGTATTATTTGCAACTGATACTGAGAACCCTGAAAAAAATTATAACCTTGCCGAATGGTATGATAATCAGGGGCATAATGCATCCGCACATACTTATTATTTGAGGGCAGCAGAAAGAGCAGAAGATAAACTTCTTGCTTATACATCACTTCTTCGTGCATCAATTTCTTGTAGAAAACAAGCAACAAGAGAGGTGACGGAAAAATCATTAATTCATAGTGCCTTGTCTATTCTACCAGAAAGACCAGAAGCATATTATTTCTTATGTTTAATCTATGAAAAAAAACAAGAATGGGATCCAGTTTATACTTATTCTATTCTTGGTTTAAATTGTTATGATAAAGAAATTGAACCAATTAATATTCCAGACTATGAAGGGAAATATCTTTTAGTATATCAAAAGGCAATTTCTTCTTGGTGGTGGGGGAAAATGAAAGAATCAAGAGATTTATTTTATTCTCTTGTCGATGAATATTGGAACGATATGAATTCGGAATATCGGTTCTTGGTTGAAGATAAAATTATGCATATTGGTCTTGGACCAAATTCTCAATCGGCAGTATATTATGATAGGTCAAAATTAGATCAATTGAGATTTAAATTTAAAAATTCTGATACAATAGAAAGAAGTTACTCACAAGTTCTTCAAGATATATTTGTTCTTTCTGTATTAGATGGAAAAAATAATGGAACTTTTCTTGAGATAGGAGGAGCAAAACCCTTTGATAGAAACAATACTGCTCTTTTGGAAGAGAAATTTAACTGGAGAGGTGTTTCAATTGAATTGGACGAAACTTTCGCAAAAGAATATACTAAAGAAAGACCAAAAACTAAAGTATTGAATCAGAATGCTTTGGATGTAAATTATGAAAAACTATTAAATGAAAATTTTCAAGAAACCACAATTGATTATCTTCAACTGGACATAGAACCAGCAAGAAATACTTATGAATGTATGTTAAAAATACCATTCGATAAGTATAAATTTGCAGTCA